TGGTGTGATGCCGTCTGAGGTGGACAAGAATCAGGTCGCCTTCGCGGTCAATGCCAGCTTTCGGCAGGGATTCATTTCTCCTCGACCCGGTTTCATCCAGAAAGATTACGACGTATGCTTGTCGATTACGGCAGACAGCACGCTCGTTACTGCGGATCAAACCAACGTCACGGCTGACGGCTATTCCGAGGAGTGCTACGGTTCGAGCAATTTGACCGGCGTGTTCCAGTGTGCGCTCCCATACATCGGCGACAACGGAGCGACGTTCATTCTGATGCTAATCAGTGGTAAAGTGTGGCTTTACGACTGCCTTCAGAACAGCGTTCAGAACCTTTCAGCTTCGCCCAATCTTGAGAACCCATCGAACATACTCGATGGCTGGATGGTTCAGGCTGAGAACTTTGTCGTCATTCAAGACGGTCAGAGCGCACCGCTGATCTTCAACGGATCAAGCCTGCGCCGCGCAACCACCGACGAAATCAAGTGCGGAAGAGTAATGGCCTACGTCAACGGACGTATCTGGTACGCGCTTGCAAATGGATTCTCATTCAGAGCAACCGACATTGTTTATGGAGATGGCACGCGAGCCAGTGTTCTCAAAGAAACCGAGAACACCTTCCTCAACGAAGGCGGAGACTTTGCGGTTCCGTCGGATTCAGGAGGAATCACTGCAATGGCCGTCCCCGGCGATCCAGATACGTCGCTTGGGCAGGGTCCGCTCCTAGTTTTTACCCCTCGATACGTCTTCTCGGTTCAAGCTCCTGTTGATCGTGATACATGGAAGAATCTGAACTACCCGATTCAGGCCATCAGCTTGCTAACCAGCGGTGCGCTTGGTGCTAGGTCGGCCATTACTGTCAACGGTGACGTGTTCTACCGCGCAGTCGATGGTGTCCGCTCGTTCATCATAGCTCGTCGTTCGTTCACTGATCCGGGGAATACGCCGATCAGCGGCGAGATTCTGAACATTGTTGAGAACGATCAAACCAGTCTTCTGTGGTCTGGATCTGCGGTCGTGTTCGACAATCGATTGCTGATGACCGGACAGCCTCGGTACAATGCCGAAGGTGTTATCCACAAGGCGTTGATGGTTTTGGATTTTGACCTGATTACGTCGATGCGGAAAAAGTTTCCTCCCGCGTGGGCAGGAATCTGGACCGGACTCGATGTGTTGCAGGTTTTGAAGACGGAGAGCGTTTACGGCGATAGGTGCTTTTCGATTGCTCGCGGCGAAAACGGGACGATTCAGATTTGGGAAATCAGCAAGGGTGACAAGTTTGACAACAACATTGCTGACGGAAAGAAGGAGATTCAGTGGCTGGTTCATACTCGCGCCTACAACTTCGAGATTCCGTTTGGATTGAAGCGGCTTGATTCGGGCGACATCTTCATTGATTCGTTGGACGGAGACGCTTCTTTCAATGTCGAGTATCGACCCGATCAGTACCCCGGATGGATTGAGTGGGCAGACTGGGCTGAATGCGCGACAACTTTGCAGTGCCAACCTGCTTGTCCGCTGGTCAATTTTCAGCCGCAGTACAGGCCGAAGATGCGCCTGCCGACTCCATCGGATGTCCCGTGCAATTCGAGCATTAGCACCCCGACTCGAAATATGTACGAGGTTCAAATGAGCCTGACAGTTACGGGATATTGCCGCATCAAGAGCATCCGAGTTCACGCTTACGACGTTCAGGAACCTGCGGTGGGCGAGTGCCTTGTTTTCGAAGGATGCAAGACTCTTGATGCTTGCGACGTAAACCCGTTTACCTACACATCGGAATAGTATGCCAAACCTAACCCTAATCACGCTTACACCTCCAAGTCTTCCGGTGAGTTATTGTCCGTTGAACTACCAGAACTTGGCCAACGATATCATCGGAGGCACGCAAGCCGTTTTCAACAGCACGATTGGAAACTCGTTCTTTAATTTTGGACCGACGTTTCCGGCGATCAATAATCGGATTTATCCTTGGCTTGATGAAACTGGGCAGTGGTGGATTTACGATCAAGGAGTCTGGCTCTATAAAAATCCGGTTGCAGCGAATGGATATGATCGCCGCATCTTTGTCGGAACGACTACGGATCTTCTTTCGTACGACGGCGGTGATGGAACTGCTGTGGCAGGAGACACGTTTGGACCGATGTGGAAGGTTGATACGCTGTTTGACGCTCGCTTCCCGGTCGGTGTTGGTACTTTTGCGGCGAGCGGTGCGGTTGCTGTCAATGGAACCGCAACTGCCACATCAATTGTCGGCGAGGATCAGCACACGCTGACGGTTCCTGAGATACCTGCTCACACTCACAACTTCTTCCCGCTTGTGACTGCGGATGCAAACAATGGAGGAGCCAATGGTGTTCAGTATGGCACTACGGCAAATGTTGCCACTTCATCCACTGGAGGTGGAGTCGCCCACAACAACCTTCCTCCGTTCTACGGTGTTTACTTCATCCAGCGAACGAGCCGAATCTATTACACCAAATGAAGCTAATCGTTCAGGACATTCGCTCGACAATCGCCCGTGTAGTCGGCGTCTGCGTTGATGACCCTCGCGTTTACGACTACATCAATCAGGCGTGCCGACGGCTTCTGCACAAGGGGTTGTGGGCAGGCGCGTACGGACGTTTTACCATCCACACGGTTGGTGGGTGCATCACTTGGCCGCGTCATATTGAAACCATCGAGTCTGTGGCTGATTGCTGCGGCGTCGGAACGGTTCGCAATCAATGGTTCGAGTTTCAGGAAAGCGGATACGGATTGCTCGGAGAGAACAATGGCGGGTGCGTCGGCAAGCAGCTTGTGGATCGTGGCACCGTCGTTTCTTACCGCGACATGTCCGGCGAGACGAATAGCTTCATCCGAGTCTATCCCGGTGACGCTTCTGACGTTGGCAAGACCATCACGCTGCAAGGTGTCGATCAGAACGGGCAATGGATTCGCACACTGTCTGGCGGCGTGTGGATCGACGGCGAGAAGCTGACCCTCGCTCTTCCGTACGTTCAATCGACCAAGAAGTTCATATCGCTGACCGGCGTCATTCGTCAGGCAACCAACACGTCGAGCCGGTTGTACGAGTACAATGCGACGACCTTGCTGGAGCTTGATCTGGCAGTTTACGACCCTGATGAAACTTTGCCGCAGTACCGCCGCAGTTACCTGACGGATCGCTGTAACAACGACGAGGACAAGCCGGTGACGGTCATGGCGAAGATGCGCCACATCAACGCGACGAGCGTCAATGACTACCTCATTCCGCCTTCTCCAGATGCCATCAAGCTGATGGTCATGGCGATTCGTAAGGAGGAGAACGATTTGATTCAGGAAGCAGTGGCCTACGAAGCAAAAGCAGTTCAAGCTGTTCAAGAGCAAACGATGCAGTATCTAGGTGACGCAGTTGCGACGATACGCATGGTTGGCGTAGGATTGAACGGCGGAGGATTTTCGCAATGGTTCTGAACCAAAAGGATAATTTATGGCAATAGGTATTCCAGCGGCAATTTTGGGTGGAGCGGCAATCTCCGGCCTTGGAAGTTTGTTTGGCGGATTGTTTGGCGGAAAAAAGCCAAAGGTTCCCGAGCTAAAGCCGATTGATTTTGCCAATGAGCAGCAGCAAGCGATTCAACAGAATATCGCGTCGCTTCAACCTGCAACCGAACTTGCTCAGAAAACGACCGCCGCCGAGCAGTCGCAGCTTGAGGCACAGCTTCGTCGAGCGATTCCCGGTTACGACCAGCTCATCGCTCAGGCTGGAAAGACTATTGGCTCAAGATTGCGCGGCGAGGTTGATCAAGATATTCAATCTCAGCTTCAACGCTCTGTCGCTGGTCGAGCGGTTGGTGGAGGATTCAAAGAATCAGAAGGCATTCGAACAAATTTGCTCGCTCGCGACTTTGGTCTGACAGCGATGCAGATCCAGAATCAAGGTCTTGCTCAAGCGCAGAGCTTCATCCAGCAGCAGCGTACGATGGGCATGGCGCAGCCTTTCTCGGTGAGCAGCATGTTCGTCACTCCGGCACAACGGATTGGAGCGATTCAGCAGCAGCAACAGCTTCAATACGGTCGTGATTTGACCGCCGCTCAGGTTGCTGCCGCTCCGTCTCCAATGCAGCAATCGGCTCAAACCGCGTTCACCAACTTTGGAGGTATTGCCGGAGGCGCTCTGTCTCAATATGGGATGTATCAAGGATTGATGCAGCAGCAACCGGGAGCGTATCGACCACCATCGTACAATCCTCAGAACGATTCTGAGATTTATCCGAATCTCTACGCACCGACTCCGACGAGGTCGGATATCACACCGCTTTCTACGAGTCTATTCCCGGAGTACGGCTCCTCAAACTACAGACCTTGATTTATGGCTGACCAATCTCTTCAAGCATTTCAGCTAGGCGCATCGCTGTTTGACCGCGCACAAACGCAGCAGCGGATGATGGAGCAATTGCAGATGCAGACGGCGGATCAGGTGATGCGGCAGCGTCAGGCGGATCTTCAGAACAAGATTCAATCGAATGCTTATGCTCAGGCGTTGTCGGAGCAGGAGGCACAGTCTGCTGAGTACGATACGTTTCAGAAGTTTAATGAGGAAGTTGGAACCTATTTCAATGATCCTGAGCTGAAGTCTCCAATGCCTGCGTTGCCACGCTTCAGGTCAAAGGTGTTCAACCAGCAGGCAACTCAAGCGTACCAAGGTCTTCAGCAGTATTCTCCGCGAGCAAAAATCATCAAAGCTCGCGAACAGTTCGATAAACTTAGAGCAAATAGCATCGAAGCGATGCAGAACCAAGGTATCGATGTTTTCGACCCTCAGACCGGCCAAGTTAATGAAGAGGTTTATCAGAAAAATTTGCCGATCATTAGAGAGCAGATCAAAGAGAAAGAGATTACAGGAAAACTCACTCCAGATGTTTTTACGCAATTCTCTCTGCTAGAAAAAACAATCCCCCT